TAGTGTCAATGGTTCACGTACAACAACTGGTGTTGTTGGTTTAGTGGTCTGTTTTGACATTGTTATCTCCTTATTCATGTGAAGAATATACGAAATAATATGATACGATAGGGAATTAAAACAAACAATCTTGTTTGTATCATTCATTTTATTAGGTAGATGATAATCTCAAATGATATCTCCGATATCATTGGGAAGGGTAAGAATCACCCCAAAATCCATAAAGTACGTGTAATATATATTATGTATAATATATAATATTCGTATAACCTTTATTATGTATAATAGTAACTTAGGGGATAAATATAATATTCGTATAACATACATTATGTATAATAATAATATCATATAATTTAACCTAATTAATCCGAAAATTTCAACCTCCTCCCCGATTTTCAACAAGAAAACGACGGGGTCGGGGGCGGGGTAAAAGGATAGCCCACATTGTACAGCAATTTTTCCATTTTCCACACAAATTCAATTCTTCTCTTTAT